CTATATAATTACAGTATCTTCACATGTCTTTATAGAAGGTATCTACATAAATAGATTGAAGTTAGTTAAAAATGTTCTGGCTACTGGTAAAACTTCAAGCGGAAATATAACTTCATCATCTCAAGGCACTACAAATTCATCGTCATTAAAATCACTTTTCAAAAAACTTTTCTTTTAATATGATAATTAAAGATTGGTTTACAGCAATAGTTACTAATATATCTGACCCGCTTCAGGCTGGACGGGTGCAGATTCGTTGCTATGAATATCACGAAGTTGGAACGGCCAGTGAATTGAAAGATGCAGATTTGCCATGGGCTTTTCCAATTATGCCATTAACGAGTTCTAACAGCGGTGGCAACGGTCAAAGCGCGACTGGTTTGATAGTTGGTTCTTGGGTTTTTGGTTTTTTTAGAGATGCTGACAAGCAAGATCCTTTGATACTTGGAACTATTGTTGGAGGACTATAGATTAAAATAATATCATGATAATTAAAGATTGGTTTACAGCAATAGTTACTAATATATCTGATCCTCTTAATGCAGGTCGGGTACAAGTACGCTGCTATGAATATCATGAAGTCGGTTCTGATGCAGAACTCAAAGATGCTGACTTGCCATGGGCTTTTCCAATAATGCCAGTGACGAGTGCCAACAGTGGAGGAGTTGGAGAAAGTGCAACGGGTTTAGAAGTTGGTTCTTGGGTTTTTGGATTTTTTAGAGACGCTGATAAGCAAGACCCAGTTATACTAGGCACTGTACCTGGAGTAGAATCGATGAATGGTCAAGGCATACCTACCGATGCGTCAAACAAATCTGTAGGCATTGCGTATTCTGCAGCAACAAATGTTTCTCAATACAACTCTCAAAATCCTTCAGCAAACGGAGCAGATTTAAATACTATGGGAGGAGATTCTTCTGTGCCACCATTAAGCGGTGATGCGGCAAATAAAATAATTCAAGTAGCTAGATCACAGGTCGGAGTTAGAAGTCCAGGAAAAAGCGAATATTGGAATTCTGTGGGTTGGGCAGGATTGGGCAATCATTGGTGTGCAGCATTCGTAACATGGTGTATACACAAAGCAGGAGTTTTGCCAGATAACGTTAGACCGAAAACTGCTAGTGCTCTACACTTTTATAACACTTGGGCAAACGGTGCAGGAAAAAACTATTGTCAAACCATAGTAAATCCATCAGTCGTCTATCCAGGAGATATCGTGTCTAGACATCGAGGATCGGTTGCGAGCGGAAAAGGTCACGTAGGTTTGATATCTATAGGCAGTGATAGCAGTGGCTATTGTACGACCATTGAAGGCAACACTGGATCACCAAGCGGAGTCTATGAAAGAAGAAAACATATGAAAGAATGGAAGTATGTAGTACGATTAAAAAATACTAGTGGAGGTTCTTCTAACTATGCAGGAGACGTTTCGAGTTCATCATCATCCGCAAATGTTGCATAACAAAATATAATACTATGCCAGTAATACCAGGTCTACAAGGTGCAGCAATTCCTGCAGCAACTACATCCGGAGCAGGAAAATCATACGCATATGCTGCACGAGAAAACATCTCTAACTATACACACAATTCTCCTGTTGCTAGTCGTGCAACTATTATAACAATGGAAAAAAGCAAAGCAGACGATAAGGAAACGTCATCCGTGAATCGAAGCGAAAAGATTGATAGACTTATTGCAGTCGCTAAAGCAGAGCTTGCAAAAAATGTGGTAGAAGGCGAAAAGGATAACCAAGGCAATGCAAATATTGAAAAATACTGGTCTGCAACCGAGAAAACTTTAGGAGCAGTTAGCGGTTATAAGAGTGGTTGGGCATGGTGCGCCGCGTTTGTAAGCTGGTGTATAAAAGAGGCAGGGGTATTTTCTGAAGATGTTAGACCAAAAGAAAGCGCTGCAAAAAGGTTTGGTTCAGATTTATCGGACAAACCTCGAGGAAATTGGTATGATAATCGTGGAGGAAAGGACTGGAGCGTTTGTACAAAAAGGCCAAAAAAGGTTTATCCAGGAGATTTGGTAGTATTTACTAATAGCCATATCGGTATATGCATAGAAGGCAGCGATGACTCTGGCAACTTTGTTACAATTGAAGGCAATACAAATCCAGATAAAGATGACAGCGACTCAGCACGCGTCGAACGAAATGGAGGAGGATTGTATAGAAAAAAACGTCCGCTTAAAGTAGTTAACTATACAGTAACTTTATATCCTGAAAGTGTAGAGTTAGCTAAAAAGAATAGCGCTATTGTCGGTGATATAGCATAAAATTTGATTATATATAGACTTATGGCAGATGAAAATACACCAGTGACAAATATATTTAATACGCCTCAACCAGTAGACACATCGATATATCCGTATAATCATGTTACTCAAACTCGTTCTGGACATGTATTTGAAGTCGATGACACTCTTGGAAATGAACGCATCAGCGAAACACATAAATCAGGTACCTATCGATGCGTTGAATCTGACGGCACTCAAAGTGTTGTGGTAGTAGCCGATGGCTATACTACAATTTGCGGAAATGGCTTTGTTTCTATAACTGGAACATGCAACGTTCACATAAGTTCCAACGCAAAAATCACTGTTGCTGGAGATTGCAACATTGAAGTCAATGGCAACATGGAACAGACTGTTAAAGGAGACTATAAATTAAAGGTCGGAGGCAATCACATGACTGAAGTTGTCGGTGACAAATCTGAAAATTCAAAGGGTAAAAAAGACGTAGTTGCTGGTAAAGGCATATTTACTTCAGTGACTAGCGGCGGGACTTCTACTAAAATTGTTGGAAATGTCGAAGACAAGATTAGTGGTAATTATGATTCTGCTATATGCGGATCAACGTCATTGACATCAACTCTTGGCATGAGCCTAAATTCACCTTTAGGCAAAGCAACTCTTGGTGGTATGACAGCTGCTGTTGATGCAGTCACAAATCTAACACTTACTTCTCTTGGTCCAACTACTATGTATTCTACTCTAATACAAGCAAACACCCCGCTGATGAATATTGTAGGTGGAGGAATGATTGCCACGCTTGACGTTGCTGCACTAGGCGGTATTCGTACCCTAGCAACTCACTTTCATCTTGCAGACGGTGATCCAAGTGTTCCTCTACCAACTACACCTCCTATAGGATAATATATGTTAGATTTTACCTTTGTATACATTAAATTAAATGACTTGGACGGAGATACTATGGGTGTCTCTGTCACCTATACTGGTGAAGATTTTGATGCAAAAAGCCTAATTTCAGGAGTATATCTAATTTCACAACAGGTATCGTTTAATGCGCTGTCAAATAAAGTTACCCTTGCCAATCATGGTTTTTCTAATGGCAGTCAAGTTTCATTCTCAACTGTTAGCGGTTCTATAGGCGTAAACGCTAACACAGTCTATACTGTAGTCTATGATGTTGAAGTCGACGGCTTAAATACATTTTCTCTATCAGGAGTAGATGTCACTGCAAACGGGACAGGAATAATTAAAACTCGTTCTGGAACTATTGGTGAAGGCTCTGGACAAATTTCGTATTCCAATCTATCATTGATACCGCTATCAATGGATGATGTTGATTTTGTCATAAACTATACGGGAGGAATAGAAAAATTACCAGTTGTTCCGCAAAATGTAGGTCGCTATGACTTTAATGTCGCATCTACATACAAGAAAAATACTGATTGTAAGGGCTATTTTACCAGCGATTATTATGAAAAGGATAAGTTGCCTGCTGGTTTACCAACATGGAGGGGGTCTGGAAAAAATGTCGAAAAGGTAATAGATTGGAATAAATTTTTAATTATATTGCCGATGCCAATCGTCATTGACTTTATCAACACTGAAAAAATCTATGACGGCATTCCAGATTGGCCTACATATAAAGTTAGAAAATATAATCCTGATCCAAACGCACCTCCAGAATATATTGAAGATCTAGAAGTACGAGTTACCTATTCATATTCTGGTGAATTATGGTGGAAAAGTGGAGAATACGCAAGCGGTTCTGGCACCGTTGTAGCGTCTAGTAATGAAGAGCTTGATTCAATTATACCTCCAGTTGAAGTTGGAGAATATCAGTTAGAAGCAAAGGTTGTAGACTGGAATCATAACTATATAGGAAAAACTACTGGCACATACACAATTTCTCCTAGAACTCCAGACACCAAAAATCCATCAGGCTATACTGATGACGAAGAGTATGAATATAAGATGAGTCTGCTGTCCGATGATACAAAGACAGACATTACAGGCAAGCAATTTCTAACAAATGCTACGCTAAAAATACTAGACAGCACTGACGTAATCAATCTTGATAAAGTAACAAGTCTTGCTGACTGCGCTAAAAACTTGCCAGAAAAACTGTTGAATGCTGCGATGAAAAAGGCGGCTCAGCTGATATTAAATTATTTACCGGGTTTGGGTATAGTTCAATTACTAACTTCTGCATTAAAGCTAATTCAACAGGTTCAACAGGTGCTTGCTCTTATCGAACAGATACGAAAAAATCCGCTTACATTCTTAGATGCAGTATTGGAAGCAAACGGAGTCTACGATAAGATTGGCGATGCAATTGATGGAGCAGTAGGAAAAATATCATCGAATTTTCCAGGAGTCGGCAATGCTATAGGCATTGCAACAAATGCTGTAAATGGATTGATTGATTTTTGTGAAACTGAAAACTTTGATTCGCTCGGCAATATAATACCGAAGAGTGTAAAGGCAGATGATACAAAAACACCAGAAGCAGTAAAAGGATTTACACCTGCAGTTTCTAGACAGCCAGTCGAACAAAAAGTAAACTATGATTCGTTTTTATATCACATAAAAGAAATAACTACAAAAGACACTGCTAAAATAGAAAGTCTATCAAAGCTTGCAGACAAGACCAAATTGAATGAATATCTGTCAATGATTACTACTGTCAATGAACTGGCATTTTCATTGCATGATTCTATAGCCACAAAAGCTACTGCAAAAGGACTTTTGGACGCGACAGTAGTTTCATTTAACACCTCATCAAGTTCAAGTGGAAGTTCAGGCATAGATTCTATAATATCTGGCTTAGGAGGAACTCTAGACAAAGCAAACTCATTTATTTCACTAGCTGGAGCAACAAGTTCTACGACATCATCTGTATCTGCGGTAAACACCGCAAACAACGCACTCGGTTCCATAGCAAGTTCTATTGACGGTGTGACAAGTTCTATAGGCAGCGTAGGCTCGTTGATATCAGGAGGCAGCAGTCTTTCAGAATTTTTAGATTCATTTAACAACGGTCTAGATCAGGCTGCTAGCAGTGTAAACCTGTCTTCAGAATTTTCAACATTTGACAAAGAGGTAACTGCTGCCATAGAAAGAAATCCAAAATGGTCCAGCGAAACCATAGTTGAATTTAGAAGCAAAATGAAGGGCGTAAAAGAAATTACACGTCAATATAAAAATGATATCTTAAACAATCCGCTATTTGCCAAAGCATCAACTAGCAACGCTACATCAACCGGAGATACAAACAGTTCTTCAAGCAATAGTGCTAGCCTAGCTAGCCTTAAAAATGAAACTGAGACTACTCAATTTAATCGAATGAAGTCTCTCATATTGGCTTCTTCACTCAATCAATATAAACCCAGTGACGGTGCCAAATATGGCATTACTACTGGATCAGCCGATGAATGGGCGCTATTCTTTACCAAATTGGGAGTTAAAGAATCTGGTCTTAAAAATGGAGTCGTGGGAGATGTAGGTAAATTTACTGGAAATTCTAATGGTCTCTATCAGCTATCTCCTCTAGACTATTCTACATACAAAACACATATGAGAGCAGCTGGCATTCAAAATGCGACTGAAATAAATGGCCAACCAGCATTCTCGAATGCACAGCTTCAGGATCCTGATATCAATTCCAAGGCAGCTGTGGTTATAGCCGAAGTCTTGATTAAGAAGAGCGGAGCAATTGGCAGTGATGCAAGCACGGGTATGGCAAGATATTGGGGACCGCTTCGCAGAGGATGGACTCCATCAAATATGGCATAATATTTTGTATAAATATATGCTGTGAGCGCTATTCTTTCTGACTATAATTCTTCGAAACCATCAACGGTGTCGAGAAATAACCTCTATTCAGACATACCGAATAACTTTATCGTACATCCAGTTCTTAAAGATATTACTCCAATAAAGGATTTAGATAGTGTCAAGCAAAGCTTAAAAAATTTGCTATTAAGTTCTAGAACAAGCAGACCATTTCAGCCAGAATTGTCTGGAGGCATCAATGAATTGTTGTTTGAACAGGTAGATGCATTTACTGCGTATGAACTTCAAACACGAATAGAAAGAATAATTCAACAGCATGAGCCTAGAATCGATGTTTTTGAAGTGTTTGTCAAGGACAATATGGATGAAAATTCCTATACCATAACTATAAAATTTAACGTATCATACGACAGAACAGAAGAAATAGTGTTTTATTTAAATAGAATAAGATAATGTCATTACCAGTACAATCAGTTTCAATAAGCGAATTAGACTTTTCTGAAATTAAAAAAAGTCTAATATCATATTTTAAGACATCAGATTCAGAGTTTAAAGATTGGGACTATGCTGGTTCCAACCTAAATACTCTTATAGATGTGTTGGCTCACAACACACACTATAACGCGATGCTGTCTCATTTAGCAATAAATGAAACTTTTATTGATAGCGCGCAGCTTCGACAAAATGTAGTGTCTGCTGCAAAATTGATTGGCTATACACCTCGAAGTGTCATTTCTTCAAAGGCAACAGTCAACATTCAAATTCAACTATTTAATTCTACACCCGAAGAGTATGTTATAGCTCGTGGAACATCATTTAGCGGCAATCTTTCAAATACTCAAACAGGTAAAAATTATAATTTTACAAATTTAGAGGACATAAAGTGTAAAAAGGTGCCTCAAACCAATACATATGTTGCAGAAAATGTTGTATTGCATCAAGGGTATATCGAAACTGTTAATATGCAAATCAACAATTTGCTAACAAAAAATGAATATATCATTGATAATACCGAAATTGATACCAATACACTTAAGGTAACTGTATATCCAGAAAAGTCTTCTCAATATCTAGAAGTATATTCTAAGTTTGCGGATGTAGCAGGCATAAATGAAAATTCACTTATATACTTCTTATATGAAAACTATGAGTCAAAATATGTTGTTTCTTTTGGCAATAATATTTTTGGAAAACGTCCAGACAACTTAAATATATTGCAATTGCAATATTTAGTTTCTGATGGAGATAAAGCAAACAAGAT